CATAACTTATGGGTCGTTTCACAACTCGTGGTTTGTCCGTACTTGCGACTGGGAAGCGAGTGTTCGTGCAGGTATCCTGTACGAGTATCGCGACTTTGGGAACAAGTATGGATTCAGCTTAAGCAACGTCCCGGCGGCGATTTGGGAGTTAACTCCTTGGTCGTTCGTCGTAGACTGGTTCGCTAACACGGGTGATTTCATCCGTGCGCTGACCCCTAAGCTCCAGGTTCGACAGCTTGCAACTTGGCTCGGATATCAGCAGAAACTCAATTTCGGGTATGAGAGATTTCTCGGCCCGATAAAGCCTGCTGGCTATTCCGTGTACAAGCCTCAGTCTGGTACTTGGCAGTATCAGATTGAAACCAGAAGACGCGTGCCCATGATTTTGTCGCCCAGTTTGTACATTCGAGAGAATGCACTGTCTGAGATTGCCACATCTCAGCGGATAGTAGACGCTTTTGCGTTGACTAGCCAACTGTTCTACAAGCTCATGAGCCGCACTCGCTAGTTCATCGGTCATTCCGGTGAGCATGTGAAGTCTTCTTCCCTTCCACAACTTCCGTGTAGTAGATAGAGGTAGACGATGACCATTACGGTCAATACGAAGGCTTATGCCTTCGACACCAACCAGAGCCCCGACATTGGTCGCCATGTAGGCCCGGCGCAGACGTATGAGGAAAAGGATTACCTTGACCTCAAGCGGACTGCTCCGAAGCCGAACGGCACCTTTCGAGGGGTGGCTCGAGCGAGCGCGAAGTTCGTTCGTACCGTGACGCTGGACGATTCCAGCACCGCGGACGCAATCGTCGAAGTCAACTTCTCTGTCCCTGTCGGGATGGCTGAAGCGGACATCGATAGCTTGCGTGACGACATGGGGGATTTCCTCATTTCGTCGAACGGCGACGACCTCGTGTTCAAGCACGACATCAATCAGTAAGACGGTGAAGACGGATGAACATCCCTCTGAACCGTTGGACACTGCTTGCGGGTGCGGCTATTGCGGCTCTGTTGGGTCCCGACTTTCTGTCGGCCCTGACCAGAGTCTTTCTAGCTGCGACTGCGAGCTATGTCCCTGCGATGTAATGCTTGTCCATCCGGATCCAGACGACGAGAGTCATCTGTACGTCCGGTGGGAGTCCCTTTAGTTCCAACCAACACACTCAATGTGAGGTGATTTATGTCAAGCCATGTGGCTTCTGTCCTTGTCCGTGCCTCGGGTGCTTTAGTTGACTCACACCTACGTGTCGGGAACTTGCATCAGCTTGTTCTCGTTCGTAGGTTACAGTCTTCTGGCGCCTTCGGCTGGATTGGACCTGACCGCTTCGTACTGGTTCCTGTGGCCTTGATGAAGGTCTCAGGCGTTGCTCCCCTTGCCTTTCCTGCCTTTGAAAAAGGGTCGGATGGGTTTTGGAGAGTAGGTTCTACAGCTAAGAGCTTCCTGTCGTCGGGATTAGTCCCGGCTTCAAGGTCTCCTACTGAGAGAGCCTGGTACGTTGCCCATACAGAACTGCTCAAGGATTTCACAACCCTTGTTCATTCTCTGGGTGATCGGTCGACAACTGGTTGAGGCAGAGGTACCTATCATGCGTAACTCAATCGTGACGAAAGAGCTGCGCCAGGGTAGTTCAGAAATTCTGGCTACACTGGTAGGTAAACTCTGTTACCGTTCC